ATCATAGCTCGTCATAAATGCCTCTAATGTAAGCATCGGTAATGACTTGGCTAATGTTAGATTATTGGAATTATACCCCGAAGCCGATAGGGTTAGCAACGGTAAAGTTGAGGCAAATGACGCCGCACCAACTCCGTTTATCAATGTCGCCTGTAATGTCATGATCGGCAACGTTGATGCAAATGTATGTAACCCTCCAACTTTAAAGTCTACGAAGACCGTCATCATCGGCAATATTGACGAAGATTCTATCAGGGTCACATTTGTCAAAGTCGAGCTTAATATCAGCAACGGCAACGATTTAGTAAAAGTGCTACCGTTTGTATGGCTCATGGTAGCCGATAATGTCAGCATTGGCAGAGTCGCTTCTACCTTCGTACCCATCCTTATATCTACCGTCATCATCGGTAACGGCTTTGCGAAGCTAAACAATTCACCATTATGGCACGTTGCGCTTAGTTCCATCACAGGAAACGTAGAATCACCGCTCATGTGGGCATAGCTCTCAGAACTCAACGTCATCATTGGTATTGATGCCGCAAAGTTTATCGACTGCACGTTTATGGTCGGAGCATGGACGGCCAATGTCAGGGCTACTTCGTCAACGAATACCGATAAGGACGATATTACAATGGTCGGAGCGTGTAGAGACATTGTTAATGCCAGCTCTGATGGACTTACAACTTGTTCATTTATAATCGTTGGGGATTCAGCCGTAGCTGTAAGGGTTAATGCCGCACCAATTACAACCGTTATACTGACAGGAGTTGTTATAGTTACGTCTTCTGCTGTAATAGTAATCCCTAATGCCGCACCAATTACAACCGTTGGATAATGTGTTACCGATTCTACCTCGACGGCGGTTACGGACATCGTTAATGCCGCACCAATTACAACCGTTTCAAAATGCGTAACACTTTCCGGGTCTACTGCTGTAATGGTCAAACTCAATTCTTCGGCCAGTACAGTTGCGTCGGGGTCTACTGGAACCCTTGCCTCAAAATCATCTGTATCTATACCGTATGGTTGGGTATCAACTCCCCCTACATAAATACTTGTTTTTACTGTTGAAGTGTGCTGGCCAGATTGCATGAGTAGTTTATCATCACCGTTCCAACACCACGGGGTATCTGTACCATTCCATGACATACCCCTTACGTCCCGTGTGACCCAATCATAACTTGACTTTATGGTGGACGTAAACTGTCCACTCATAAGCATCATTTTGAATATCTCAGCGTAAGGAGTGTTTGTGCCGTCCCATGTTACAGCTTGGGGAGCAGTCGCCGCTATACTGGTTTTAATGGTACTGGTAAACTGCCCACTATTTAAAAACAGCTTTGCTACCCCTTCGTCAGCGTTAGGGGTATTAAAACCATCCCAAGATATAGCAGATACCGCAGAATAATTAGTTGATTGACTTGTTTTTAACGTGGTGGTAATTAATCCGCTGGCCAAATAATACTTATCGTCAACTGAGCCTGTCCACGGACAATTTGTTCCATCAAAGGCTACATCAGAGTGCCCTGTATCCTGAGTGAAGGCGGCACTATCCTTTAAGGTAGACGAAAATTCGCCGGAAGTATGATAAATCTTTCTGGCAGTTCTCCCTATCCAAACTATATTGGCCATTTAGTCACTCCTTTATGTATGTATGGACTCACCGATTTGTCGTGTCTTTTTCGGCGTTCCAGTATTAACTTTTATTACTTTAGTTGTTGTTGCTTCAATGCCGGGAGTTTCAACTCTAACCCAAGGATATCCGGCTCCCAGCATCCCTATTGTATTGGAGCTTGATGGAGCAAATGGTGGTACTGGTAGCCCTCCCATATACTGTGGTAGTTGAGCCGTTGGTGATCTTGATAATGTAATGTTTTTTATAGTGCCTATAAATGGTGTCATGTCTCCTAATTCTAAATCTTCCCAAGGGGCAAACGCACCGCCGATAACTGGCTTTGCGAATACTCCAAGACTAGACAATATTCCAACTTCACCATTAGAGACGGTTATCTCGGCATCGCCATAATTAGGATAGTGAACTACCCTATCCTTCCGTACACATCTTGCTATCAATGTGCATGTCGCCAGTGGGCTTACTGATGTTAAATCAAAGTCTACGTCTTGGTCTTGTGATTCATACGTATAGAGTTCTTCGTCTCTCCAATTCTTCCGTGCCGTAGCTAAATAATCACAGCCCTCATTTGATGTAGTTCCGCTACTGAAACCATAATCAGCCCATGCCGTACTGTTCAAAACGTCAGACCCTATTTTATGCTCGGCTTGTTTTCCGCCTTCCGGCGCACCGACAAATGATTCTATTGGGTCTTTACTGGTCGTAAGACTACAAGTATACTCTCCGGGTACATATTCGTGGAAAGTAGAAGAACTATCAAATTGGTCTCCATCCTCAGTGTCGCCGTCTCCAAATACCCAATGGTAATTATCCCAATAGTTCCAGCCTGTCCGTGCCGCAAAGCCTACTTCATTATGGTTATCAAAACGGCAAAGCAGTGCAAAGCGGCTACAAAATAAAGGCGCACAAGAGGTAACAGTCGGAAAGTCACAAGTAAATTTACCGTCCTCTTGGAGCACGTTGATGCGTATGTAGTCACTGCCCTCAACTGATCTAAGGGAGACGGTACAGCCATTGATCGGCTTAAGAGTCTGGTTGACGAGTCCGGCAACATTCAGCCTCTTAAGCCTCTCTATATGCTTTTGCGCCCATGGTATCCACCTTTTGGCTTTCTGTATATTCCCCTGCAAATCAAGGAGAGGGGCTAGTTTCCTCATAACACCCTCCCTTACGACGCTGGCATAGTTAGATCGAACGTATCAACAGTCTGAGTCGCACCAGATACGATAGCAACATTACTCATATTGATATCAGAGCCAGATGTTCCTACACTACCCTGCATCCTTATTTCAGAGGTACTTAGCACCCCTGTATCTGTATTGACTACCAGACGGAAATGGGTAGCTGTGCCAGTTGCACCAGCAACACCGCTCCATACATTAGCATCTTTACTAAGGACGCCAGAAACGGCGGCGGCCAAAAAGTGACAATGCGTATCTGCATGAGCAGAGCCGATACTGACAAGCAACGTGGCCTCTGCGTCATCCGCACTTGCCGGAGCCGCACCTGAATATATCTTCAAGCGACTGGCATCCAGAAGCGTTTTGAATGGAGACGTATCGAGCATACCGTCTCTTAATCCTGTACTGAGTTTTAACGCCATAATTATACCTCCTGATTATTTACTTAATTAATAAATCACGCTTATTATGCTAATGTTATGATGCCGTTTGCGTGCCACTGTATAGTGAATGTCCCGGCAGTAACAGTTTTGATTCCTCCAAAATCGAACGAGGCAACAAGGTCGTCCGTTCCTATGGTGTCATCAAAAATTACAGCATGGTACGCACTAAACGTAGATGATGTCCAAGCGGTATCGTCTGCATCCCATTTTGTTGTTGCGGCCTGAGTAACAGCCTTAGTTGTCAGGGCTTTTCCGCCCACCGTATACCCCCCGGCAGTTGGTAGCTCATTCGCATTAACGTCACCCACAACGTTGTGTGTTGCTGTGAAAGCATGAACATTGTCCATCAACATTACATTGATAGTGTCGGCCTCCAAATCAACAATCTTGTTCATTAAATTAGCCTTGAATCTTTCGTAAACTCCTGATGCCATATTGCACCCCCAATGATAAATGTTAAAATAATTACGCTATTCCATTCGCCTCTTTAAACTCACTTATTAGAGCGAGTGAGGGCGCATGTATGACAACGCTCTGACTACCATCCGTGTATACGATCTCTTCACAGATAGGCTCTATTACGAGTATTTCCTTACCGTCTACTACTTTCTTCTTTGCCTTAAATTCCATCATTACTTTTTTTTCCTTGGTGTAATTTTAACTTTATTTACTGGACTTTTACCGCCCTTCACCATGTTTTCTAAATCTGAAAACGTTGGCTTTGTTGGTTTTGTCACTTTTGGCTTTGCCATTATTTCTTTCCCCCCTTTCCTTTACCTTTTTTTCCTTTGCAACCCATCTAAACCACCCCCTTAAGACCATAAAGTTGTTATGTATTGAGCCAGCCCGTTTTCGTCCCGGAAAAGTCCAGCTCCAAACCTTTTATCCGGGGTCTTATATTTTCCATCGGTAATGTTTAAAAACCGTCCGCCATTTCCACCAATACATATTCCGTTGTCAGTTGTCCACATTATCACGGTTCCAGAAAAGCCTTCTCCTACCTTGGAGCCATCTTTTATCTTTACGTCCGTGCCTTCAATACACCCATACCCGGCGAACCTTCTCAGGGAAAATTCTTCCCTCGTGGCTCCACCCATAAAATAAGTGGTCTGTCTGTGAATATCTCCAACGGTTATCCAGAAGCCATCATCAACGGCTCGCATCATGGTTATTTCATTCTCAAACGGAATAAAGTTTCTTCGTCTATCAACAGCTCCATGGTCATTAACATTACTGTACCAGATGGTCTCGTTTCTGGATACGTACAGGCGGCCATTGTAATACTCAATATGCTGACCGGGTTTGGGGGCATATAGATGATCTATTGTGGGAGCAACAAACACCCCACCAACACCCAAATATATATATCCAATAACCGAAGCGTTCGTGTAGTAATAATAATCGTTTACCTCTACAAACCTCATAGGGTAATCAGATACCCCGCTTCTTATTGTGGTAGTTGAATAGT